TTTCCTAAATTATCTTTTTTTACATAGTGGAAACGTTTCATCGTTTCATAAATACCAATAAAACCAATAGTATTATATAAATGTTCAAAATCAACTAATTTATAAGAAAAATTAGGAAGTAATTCTTTATCTACATCACGTTTAATAATACTACGAACTCTATCAAGAGCTTTTAGATTTAAAAGAACTCGTTTTTCTAACTCTTTAAGATATTCTTCTTCTGAATTTGTATCTAAAGCTAATCGTGCTAAATTAATAGTAGAAACTTTTACACTACCAACTTTAAGGGCGGTTCCGCCGATTGAGTTAAAATAACCTAAATCTCTTATATCGCTTTTTAATCTACAACAATTACTTAAACTATTTACACTATCATCAACAAAAATATTACTATCGGACCATTTCATATTATGTTTAATAGCCCATTTTGCAAAATCAGGGTCAACAAATTCTCCGTTTTGATAAAGTAATGAGATAGTATTTACAGGGAATGTAAACATATTTTCACTTCTCGTTTTTGCCATCTATTCCATATACCACTTTTGAAATTCAATAATTTCATCTTCATAATCAATCATAAAAGTGCCATCTGGAAACTCTGCTCCGCCGAACAATGCTTCAAAATAAGGTTTATCAAAAACAGATGTATTAGTAAAGGCGGATTGTTGCCCATCACGAACATAAGGCTGATTCACCGCATAGATAAAACGTTGAAAGTTTTGACGAGCATATCCTTCCGCAGATTCTGATGTAGTTATACCAAGGTAGTCCGCCTCTTTATCTTTATTCCAAAAATAAAACATATATGGAATTAAGTTAGGTAAACCTACTGCGCCACTACTTCGATTACTTGCAAAACCAATAAATTCTTTTACAAAATCAACAAAAGTAGTAAGATGCTTTGCAGGTTTATAATTAAACGGATCTCCTATAAAATAAAGACCCTTTTCTGCGAGGTCTTTTAAATCATAGGCAAAACAATAGTGTTTAAATGTGGATGTGTCTGAATCATGTAAATATAATTCTCCAATCCATTCTGCACGTAGCCATTCATTAGCCGTTTTAAATCCATACTTCTTTTGAATTTCATAATAAATTTTATTAAAAGCTAAAAGTTTTCTATGCGGTTTAGGCATTTCAGAAAGTAATGTTACCATATCTTTTCGTCTAACATTACTATTTCCATCTATTGAAACATTAGCAACAGTTTTTTCATCAATAAAGTTATCTATAAAATCAGTATAACTTAATTGATCGTCATCAAAACCATTGATTCGTGCAATCTATGTTCCAAACTATCCTTGCAGTTTATTGTATTGTGTCGTAAAATTTTTTCCAAGTCTAATATTAATTTGCATTAGTTATAGTTCTCCTTTAACCATTTAACAGCTTGTCCAAAATCTAATATAGTATCATCTATTTGGAGGGCGGGAACCGATTGAATCCCTAACTATAGCATTTTATCTACGTTTTCATTTACAGTATACTATATATTAATTTTATCTAATTTAGTTTTTAGCACTTTACATTTTGGGCAATTTGTTGAATAAAATATAATCATCATTTTTCCTCCATTTTATATTTTAAAATCATAAAATATGAATTAATCAATTTTGTTCCTATCGAATAATATGAATCAAATCAGATATAATTGGTTGTATCTAATTTGATTCATTTAAAATTACTTTATAAGAAAAAGGAAGATTTTTAAAATCTTCTTTATCAGTAAAAAAACGTCTACATATTTCTGAGCAATCAGGAGAACTCTATCGTGATAGTTGTCTTAATAATCTAATTTTATCAGAACAATGTATCATAATAGGTATACACTAGATATTCTATTTCTATAGAATCTAATTAATAGCTCTTGGAGAAAAAACGCCAACATTAATTTTATCTTCTTTTAAATCATCTATTGATGTACCATACCACCAGTTATTGAAACATTGAGACTATATCCACTATTTGTTTTTAAACTACTAAATAGTTAAAAAGTGATAATGAACATTCTATTTTTCATATACTCGCGGTGGTCTTGTAGTAGATGTAATAATTTTATGTAAATGAATTTTTCCATAAATAGTTTCAAAAAGTCTGGAAAGGATATAGTCCTTTCCAGACCCAGCAGGACCAAGTAAAGCTATAATTTTATATTTATTCATTATTATTCTCCATTCCATATCGTGCGGAAGCTAGTTCAATCCTTCTTCCATTTACATTCGTTATCAAATAAAGCTGGTGCCCGCCAGTGCTTTTATATTTCTTGGCTACGAAAGTATCATCTCGTCTATAACCCGTAACTAAAAGTTTATTACCACGAGTAAACCAACCTTTTTCTTTTACTTTCTTAACTCCTTCTTCATTAACTTCACTTATCTGTCTATTGAACATTGCATAATAATCACGAGTAAATTTAACATTAACAATTCCTGTTGGCGTTAAAAGTGTAACTATATGACGTGTATCATTTTTACCGATAACAGTTCCTGCAATTCTTTGTAACTTATAAATAGGAATTTGTTTTCCATTACGTTTAAAGAAATAATCTACTACGGGAGTTGAAGAAAGATTATTAAAATCTACAATACCATAAAAATTATTATCAATATTTTTTAACTCATGGTCGTGATAATAAAAACATAATGATTTCATTTCCCAGAAAGAAATATTTCCTTCTGCGTATTTATTCCATTCTTCTTCAAAAAGTTTTAAATTTAATTGTTTTAAAACTTCTTGTTGATTAGACTGTAACCAATTCCGCACTTTATCCATTGTTTTTGAATAAATCTTATCCCATATCTTTTGTTTTATTACAAAACAATTATTTATAATTTCAATATTTTCCATATCAAAATGGTCAGAATAAAAATTCATACCGTTTTGGTCAGGCATTACATAATAATCTTGCCATTTTCTAGCTTTTAAATATTTATTAAAATAATAAACAATTTTTTCAAACTCTAAAGATTCAGGAAAAAGATTATAATTAATAAGAGTTGCCATATTTTGAAGATTTAAACGAGTTTTAGGATTACTAGTTATAGATAAATAATAAACCATAGTCCAAATACGTGGATCAATATTAATGGTTTCTGCATCTTCTTTTGATAATTCATCAAAAGCACCAGCTTTAATTAAACTAATCATTGCCGTTTTATTTAATTTACATCTATTCATAAAATCTTTAATAGATACATATGAACGGTTTTGTTTAATCTGGTCAACAACAGATGCACCTACATTACTTAATGCTTTCATACCAAATAGAATTTGATTATTTTCTACATCAGGTTTAAATCCATAATCTGATTTATTAATATCTACTAAACTAACTTTAATACCTGCGTTAATAATTTCACCTAATGCTTTTGCAACCTTACCATAATCAGTTGTATTTTCTTTTTTCTTAATAGGTGTATCATCTTCATCATATTCAACATCATCTTCTTCTTCAAGACTTCCACTATTTACTACAAGACAAGCGGCATCCCAATAAATTGGACTCCAATGGGTAGCAATATAAGCAGTCTGAAAACCAATAAAACTATAAGCTAAAGCGTGAATACATTATTTTATAAATAACTGACTATTTTTTACAGAGTTTGTAGTGAGTTTTGACATACTCTCCTCTGCACACTATTTCCCAAAACGTATCAATAGTTTCAGTACTCCCGGTCTAACCCAGGATAGTCGATACAACATTTTTTTACGATAATGATTTTAAAATACGTTTATTTTCTTCTCTATGACTTCTTAAAGGGTAAATTAATTTATCTTGTTTATTAGCTCTTCCTTGTCCCAGTTTTTTAATTGTACTTTCAGCTTTTCCATATTTTTTTGCTATAGTTACAAGAGAATCACTACTATAAACAATATCATTTATACAAGGCCAAATCCAACTTTTATCTGCGCATCCTTTTAAACAAAGAGGATAAGATTCTCTTTTATCAAAAAAATATCTTCCAGTATTAATTCCTGATATAAAACCGGCACTTTCTATATTGTATTTTTTTTGAATATCAGAATATCTAACACCATTTCTTATATCTTGCTTAATGTTTTGAATTTCCTCTTTGCTAAAATGGCTTTTTTCTCCTGAGAAATCTTTTTTTAAAGGATAGCTTAATTTTGGATTTTTATAATTTACACCATGATTTAAATTACTTAAAAAAGTTCTTGTTAATCTAGGCTTATATTGCTCGATGAGGTCATTATATAATGCACCTTGAATAAGTTGATTTTGAATATCAACTATTTCTTCTGGCGTAAATACTTTCCCTTTGGTTAATAATTCTTCCCAAGGCACTTTTTGTCCATTATGACTTTCACCGCCTTTAGTAATATTATACCCCCCTTGAGAAACATGACTTTTTAATTTTTCTATCCAATATATTTCTTTTTTATTAGCTACCTCTCTATCATCAGTTTCTTCAATAATTTCGTAAGAAAAATTTTCTATTCCGTATTTTCTAAAGGCTTTTGATAAAGGATAATTATAACTATGGCTATTTGGATTTAAACTATCGCTTTTATGCCCATTATATCTTTTTTGTAAATCATTTGTTTGACCTACATAAACATGTCCATTAATTTTATTAACGTATTTATAAATATAAATTTTTTCCATAATTCGGATACACCTTTCGTATTATTTTCCTCATTATATCAAAAATTTTTTAATTTGTCAAATCAATTCATAAAAATTTGTCACGAGATTTTACCCTCGTTAGCTAATTAATCTATAATTTGTCATCATTATATTAATGATTAATTAACCCCTGTGATGAGCAGGTTAAGTGTGTGAGCGCCATTTTCACAACGCTAAAAGAATATCCCATCTGAGGACCTACACCATTTTCCCAGACATATTTACCTAATTTCTCTGATGATGCTCTCTCTAAGATTTTTTGATGTAACTCTGGAATTTTACTCATTTGCTTTTTACCAACAATTTTTCTTGCGGCATTTGCTTCTGCTAAAGTAAAACCACAAATATTTTTATCCATAAGCATTAACATTAATTGTTCTTGTGAAGGCGGAACTCCATATGAAGATTTAAAATATGGTTCAAGATAATCTCTTTCGTCTGGAGTTAAACCAAATGTATACATTTCTTTATACCAAAGGTCAAGATTATTCTTATAACGGATATATTTTTCCATCGGTGTTTCCGCACCTTTCTCCGCAGTCATTAATCTCATAAGACCATTCGCATCCGTAAGTTCAAGAATTGTTTTCGGTTTAATTTTTTTAGCGGCTTGACTACCAACTTCTGAATCAAACTGAAATACATTTATTACTGTACCATTTTGAATTGCTCTCCATACATCTTTATCGTCTATTGGTAAAAC